GAGGCCCAATTAACAACAGAAGAATTTCGCGGTTACGCAAAGGGTAACATCGTCAAATATGTGTGGCGGGAGAAGCACAAAGGAGGAATAGAGTCCTTGAAGAAAGCAAGGTGGTATCTCGACCGATTAATTACGTTTGATGAGATTCAAAAAGGTTGAAGCTCTCCTTCCTCTTCATCATCACCATCTTCGTAACACGCACATGCAGAAATAAGGTGAGCAAGCTCTAAATCACTTGGAACACTGAAATCAATCTCAATGTTTTCTTCCGCCAAAATCGATTTAACAGCTTGCCACTCCATTAAACGTCGTTGGTAAAGATTTAAGAAAGCATAGTAGAGCTCATCCCACGTCATCTCTTGGGCTTGAGATTGGGCTTTACGAATTGAAAACTGAAGTTCCAAGGGGAATTCAAATTCGCTTGGTTCGATTGCGTTTTCCATTTAACCAATACCTTCACTTAATGTATTCTAAAACTAAATGTCGCATACGGCGTCAAAACAATCAAGGCCATACACAGAGTCTTTATCTGAAGAAAGTTCAAAAAGCTCCTTGTGACTAGGATAAACTCCTTTGAAACAATTAATAAACTTAGAAAGCTCGTAAGGATTGATGCTTTTTTCCAGGGTTTCAATTGCTTTCTGTTGGGGAGGCGAGCCGAAATAGTTTCGAAATGCTGATAAAAGAATCCCTGACGTCGGAATTAATTCCTCGTTGATGTCAGAAATAAATAAAGAAATCTCTTCCCGTCGACGATCTAAAAGAGTTCCAACAACTTGACCATCTTGATCAAAGACCCAATGTGCAATCCCTTTTGTAACTTGTTCCCAATTTTCAGTATCCATGTGGTCAACTATATCGCTATAAAGAAATGAATCCCAACCAATAGAGTGTATAAATGAGATTAATGCTTGCCTCATAGAATCAGTGAGACCAAGATTTAAAGCACGTAACTCTTCATTAATTACCTGAAGTTCATGAAATAGATATTCCCATGCTTTTTGTTTTGTGCAGTATTGTCCATTTTTGACCGGTGAACCATCTGGGTAAAATTGTGTACCATATCCAATCGTGTATGGCTCGGCACCAGTGTTTACATCTGGGTACGCACTTTCGTTAAAGCCTTCATACTTGTAAATCAAATTAATTACACTAGTAAAATCAGGCATTGGAATAACGTCATTACTCCAATCATACACAATTTAAAAAGTATCAGCCTTGCCCTATTTTTTTCTTTCTTCCGTGGTTTGGTTTTGAGTGTGGACCATTACCTTGTTTGGTCAGCTTTGGTTTGCCGCCTTTTTTAAAAATGGTGCTTTTAACTTTTCCCATTACTATTTACCTTTAGGCCAAAGATCCTGACAAGCCCAATAACGAGCTGTGTTTTTATCTGTTACAGAATCACAGTTGTGACGAGCTCTAAAATTTGCGCGTCGTTTTGGATCCTTATGTTGAGTATAGTCTTCATATCCCCTGGCACCATAACGAATAATTTTTTCTTCGCCTCCATGACAACTCTTCACAACTTTTTTGTGCTTGTCGCCGGGGGGAGCTTTCTGTGGTTTATTGCAAGGCATCTTACTTTTTTGATATCTCTTAGATGCGTTGACTGCTTTTTTTCGTTGCTCGTTCATTTAATTAAGCGACGTACTGTATGCTTTCTTCTTTCCACTGAGTAAGCTGAAAAGGTTCTTGACACATCCATCGTTCAATTCTATTCAGCCTAAGCTCAGTAAAAAACTCTTGCTGTAAATACCAATCGTGTAATTTAGTAGAAGCTTTAGATTCGTTGCATTGTCTACAAGCTGGCACAAGATTCTTCCTTAGTGTTTCTCCTGATTTAAAACGAGGAACGACATGGTCTAAGCTTGTTGCATCTGCTTCACAATAAGCGCATTTGTAATTCCAGGATTTGTAAATTTCATCTCTAAATCTTTTTTTTGCATGTTTAGGTGTGAGTTCAACAAGTAAAGCAAGGGGTTCACATTCATTTGCAAACATGCATCTAATCGCTGTTAATTTATTTTAATTTGAGTTACTCAAGTAAGCCCCTTAATAACAAGATTAAGTTTTTACAAAGAAGCTTGCAGCCCTGGGTTTTTTTGCTACCGTAGTGCTGTACGTGTTTTAGCTCCCATGGCAAAAACTGATCAGAACACAACTTGGGTGTCCGCCCAACGAGCTGAAGAGCTTCTTTCTATTAGCAAGAAAGAACTGTTTCGCATGCGTGACAACGGAACTTTGAAGCTGGGTCCTCATTTTGCGGCTTTTCCTGAGACGCGTTCACGCGATAGCTATCGTTGGAACGTTCCAGCAGTACGGAAGTTTCTCTCAAAGCAAAGCAAAGCACTCGTTGCAGTTTGATTAAATTTTAAATAAGTTATAGCCCTGCTTCGGCAGGGTTATTTTTTTGTTTACAAACAAATGTCAAGGGCTATATTCAATTCCGTTTTTATCCAACATTGTAAAGTTTGTTATCACCACGCTGCTCGTCGTGATGTTAAATAACTTTTGAATCATTGTAAAAATCATTGGCGATTGACAGTTGTACGGAGGTACGTCCATTGTGGATAAAGCTCTACGTGTTTTAATAAAAGCACGAGCTTCTTTTTGTTGGTTTTCTGTCGTCTCAACTAAGTGTTGCTCCCATTCAGTCATGCTTCCCATTTGGACGGGTAGATCGGAAGGCTCAGGAGGGAATACTTCATCTTTAAATTTAAGTGCGTATATGTGTTTGCAATAACGCAATTCATCAAGGAGTGGTGTCCACACATCTGAAATTGCTGTGATTTGATCTTGTGAAGTTTGGTAGTCTGTGTACTGAGGGATACCTTCTGGAGCGGATCCTTCGAGCGCAATATTCGAAGTACTACGAATGTAGGTTGCCCCAAACTCACGGTAAACCCCAGGGTTGTCACGTGTGGCTCTACGGTCTAATTGGGCTGAATCCGTAATTGTGTAATCAAGTCCATAACCAGACGGGGCATATACTTCCAACGTGCGATCAACGGTTGCTGGTGTCATACTGTTGTTATTTGTTTCCCCACTAGTTGTAGTGATGTCGAAACGTCCTGGTTTAATAGAAGCCACACTGGAACGCGGGAATTGTTTTTTATTCCCTTCTCCATTAGTTGCCAAAAATGAATAATCACGACGTGTAAAATCTTGACAAGTGCAGCAATATCTAGAACCAGTAATTAAAAATCTCCCAACAGTAAAAGGTTGTTGAGCAGGAGTTACAAAAGCAGCATCTGGAGTTATCTGGACTGATCCTTCTTTTTTAAATTGTAAGATTCCCGTAAACGGAAATACGTTCACAACAATGGCTTGAATATACCCATATCGTTTTTGAGTGTCAGGATCAATAGTATCTTTATTGATGATGTCGCCATCTGCCACAACAATACGATCTTCAAAAATTTCTGTGTTTGCAGGAGTCAAGCCAAAAGGCTCTCCTGGCACAGGGATATAAAAAGGTGGTGGCAAGGGATTTGTTGGGCTCCAAGAACCAGCTAATTTCACATACCAGTAAGTTGCATCTTCTGTTATTGATTCAATAAATAATTTTTGACTGCTTATAGGATCTGTTAACTGATCGCACTTTAAAGAGCCGGCATAGCGCCACACGGCCCAGTGCATGCCTAGTTCTTTACTTGTGGTGGGGAATCCAACAAAAGATCCAGAAATAGTGGGTAGTGCGTTCCCACTTGGTACTGCACCAGACGGAGTTGGTATCGCATATTTAAAACGATATTGGTAATCGTTGTCATAAAAGCTAGCAGTTGCTAACTCATAACCCCGTCTCCAACGAGACCAAGCAGATTCTCTGTTTACAGAACTGAGTGAATCAGGGATTGAACCTTTAGAGAATTCAGTTGTAATCGACTTCAGACGAAAATCATCTGTATTTTTTGCTTTCGCAAAATCATTAAAGGATCCAAAATTATTTCCACCTTTCCCAAGCATAGATTAGAAGAAACCGCCCTGAGCGTAAATGTGTGCCCCAGGTGTGTAGCCAGAAGTGTTCGGGCCTTCAGCAAATACTCCGACATAGATCCGATCGCCACGTTCTAGATATACGCCTCGATTACGTAAGG